CATCGCAAACATTATTTTCCAGAGTTTTATCAGTGATCTTTGGCTGCATAGTTTCTCTGAATTCACGTTTCCCCAGTAGTTTCTTTAAGAATGCTTCATCATTAATGTCTGGATATAGGGTTCCCTCCTGTTCCCGTCCCCTGGGATCTATGGCTCTGATGGTTGCAGCTCGGACTGGTGCGGTATATGTCTGAAATTCTGCGAGTAGCTTGTCTCGCTCCGAAGAGTCTTCTTGATTTGTCCATCTTTCCTGGAATGATTGACTCGCCGGTGAAGACATACTGCTCTTCATTAGTATTTTCATTTACAGAGTCTGGCGCCAAACCTAGAGATTTGGTTATTAGCTTTGAACGTAGGACTGGTGAATAATTTCTTAATAAAGTAGCAAGTTGTAATAAAATACTTCGTTTCTCTACATTCTCAGGTCTAAGTAATAAAACTGCTTCATCAAGAGGTTTCCATGTTAAATTACCAATTTCACGTGCCATTTCTATATTTAATGCATTATAGGATATAGTCCGTTCACCAATATACTGTGCAATATAGTAAGTATGTCTATAATGGATATTATTGGAACCGTAAAATTGTTCAATAAATGGTTGAATATTTATTACTTTTAACAATTCCTCTTCAGATATACTAGTTTCCTCCTCCAATTCACGAAATGCACATTTAATATCTGACTCATGTGGATCACGACGACCTTTAGGAAATCCCCATTCTGGTGTAGTATATAGTGCAGATTCTTGCCGGAGAAGATCAGCTAAACAGTATTTTTCTCCACTCACTAGTTGAACTCCAGCTCTAAGTTCTGCAAGTTTCTGTTTAGAATTTACGCGATCATGGGCATAACGCTGCGTAGATTCCGTATCAGTGCCCCAAAGTTCATGCCAGATATCCTCAAAATCCATGGACCTGAGTTTTTCCCGCTCACCTTCAGTCATTCCTTTCAACTGTTTCTTAATATATTCTGGTTCATTTACCTTATATTTTCCTCTCATAATATCCATGAAACCGAGAGAATCTTTTCGTTGAATCATCAAGACTTGGGGAATAAGAGAAGTTATGCCTGTATGATTTACGACATCCTTGCAGAATTCAGCAGGCTGTGGCCACACTTCACTACGGCTTATCCATCTAAATACGAGAACTCCGTAACTGGAAACTGGCTCAGTGCATATTCTAAAAGAATGTCCGGTTATACCACAATTTGAACATGTATGTTCTGTTTTATTTTGATAAAATGATGTCATTGTGCTTAATCGCACCCCTGCATATATAGTTAGTAATGCGTCTTAGGTGCCGGTTAGATGGTATCACTATATAGTAGATATAATGCATGTTCCTCCTGAGGTTTGGGGACCTTTTTTCTGGCATACAATTCACATAGCGGCACTGGGATATCCTCAGGAGCCTAGTTATTCCGATAAGAAGGCTATGAAGGAGTTTTTTGAGTCATTACAGCATATTATACCATGTCCAATTTGTCGTAATCATTATACTTCTCATATGGCCAAGTTGCCGATTACTGCATCGATAGATTCTAGGGCCGATTTATTTCGCTGGACTGTGGATTTACACAATGAGGTGAATGCCATGCTGGGAAAGAGGAAATATACTGAGACTGAAGTAATTCAATTCTACACACGCCTTGGGGCTCGTGGAAAGTCTCCAGTAATTAGAGCAGACGATTTTATTGAAGCGGATAATCAGGCAATCTTAAAAGGAGTTGCGGCAGGGGTTGCGGTGAGCGCAGTGATTGGAGGAGTAGCATGGTTTTGTTGGCCTAAGGGTTAGCTAGACTAATCTATAATAAATGGCTCAAGTCCTAACTACCAGAGATCGTGAAATCATAGCTTTTCATACCAAGGTGGGGCCAGAAGAGCGTTATCCTGAGGTCCCAACCCACGTATTCAAAGGACGGCATGCCTTTGATCTCCATTCAAGGCTAGTTCACCTTGTGGATGAGTGGGATGGTCTGTTTACTGAGGCTCAGAAGGATAACTGTGCCCTTCTGGCAACTCTTCAGACCACAGTATCAAAGGCCGTCATGAAGAACCCTGATCTAGCGCCTGTAATTCCTAGAAGAAAAATATTACTATACTTTTATTCTAAGGAGCAAATGGTTCCCTCTGGAACTTCATATTCTAGCGCCCAAGGAAAACAATGGCTGGAACTTTTGGATGCAGAAGCTGGGAATTTACTTTAAAATCCTAATTTGATTCTTGGATCACTTGTATTTAATCCTTCATTAATTACACGTTTACCATTATTTTTTTGTGTCTTGCCTTTTTTAGCTTTATTGGCTTCTGCATTAGCCCGTAGGCGTAAATATTCATTCCAGGCACTCTTTTGATTTACTTTAGCCTTATTTCTGTAATTAAATTTTGGCTCTAATGTTCCTGAACTCCATAAAGCTGCATGGGCATTTAGATTTGGTTCATAATTCTTAGGATCGGTAGAAGGAACTACGAGTCCATGCTCATTAATTTCTCTACGATTATTATTACTTAATCTGGCTCTTGATTTTCTCTTAGTATTTCTAATTGCGGGTGGTCAGGCATTTCTATTATATCTTTTTATTTTCTACTGGATTTTTTAGTTATTTCTCTTTTTTGTTTTATTTTTACGCATTCCATGTCTACCACCCCTTTTAAAAGTTCTTCCTAAAATAGTTCTTGTAGGGGGTTTAACTATATTAAGATATTTCTGATAAAGGCTTTTCCAGTTAGCATTTTGTAAACTAGGATTACTTTCCTGCGTTAGCTTCCATAATCTAAATGGAAGCTTACCAGGTGGAGGATTATTAAGTCTAGCTGCTTCATTCGCTGCTTCACTGGCTAGAAGATTCCGATGAAATTTATAACCAGCCATTTCTGCAGCATTAACATTGTAATCTAATGAACCTTCTCTAGGTGGTTCTTCACTAAAATTAGTTGCTATTGGTTCAGATTCCCATCTTAATCGTGATTCAGCTGGCAATGGTCCTTGAAATCCTCTTGCATTCTTACCATTTACAAGAGCTGTAGTTGAATTCTCAAATTCTTCAAAAGGACCAGGCACTCTTCTTGCAAAATTCTTCCTATATTTTACAACTGGGTTAAAATCCACAGATGGTATCATAGATTTATTTTTTCCAGGTATAGGTTCAGCTAATGCTGCTGCAAATATTTTATTAGCAGCAAATCCTCCAGGTCCTTTTCTTCCAGGTGGCATTTCTAATATACTCTTATAAAAAATCAGTATATATTAGATGGCCATAACGGATGAGGAATTATTTGATGGCCTCCAGTTGCCAAAAGAGGCAGCAAGAGACCCAAAGGCAAAAGTTAAGGAACTAGTTCTCGAGCCGAAAATGTCCAATGATGAAATTAAGGCCAGAGAAGGCACCTACTTTAGTGAAAAAGACGCAGACACAATTTATGATGAAGATATTGATGTATACGGAAAGGACCCGGAAGCGCCAGGAGGTAAGCGGCTCTTGTTCAAACTCAGAAAAAACGTGATTCCCCACGATATTGTAAAACTCGGCTGGAAGAGTTTCTACAATGCAGCCGGCGCATCAAGAAATCGCGGTGCAGCAGCTGGACCGATTGACGTGAAATCTAAGTATTGGACCCGCAGAAAGTTAAATAAGAAATCCATTAAGGGATGGTCTGCTCAGTATATGGAAAATGGCAAACTCTCCAAGATGCGCGTAAATAACAATGTATTCTCCTCGGTGCTCGGATATTTTGAGAAAACACCTTTCATGGGACTCCCTTGTCGTCTGACATCCTATACTCAACGCTACTTTAATGAATATAAGGCTGGTCTCCCTTACATTGAAGCCATTGATGGTCTCTTCAAGGATCTAGTTCCAGATCGTTATAAGGTTCAGCATAAGAGAGCTGCGGGCAATTCGGCATTCCAAATTAAGGATACCGCATTCTCTTCAGTGACCATCAATCGCAATTTCCGCACTGGTCTTCATATGGATGCAGGGGATTTGAGAGAAGGGTTTGGTAACTTATCCGTGATTGAACGAGGAAAATACGGCGGTGGATTCACTATCTTTCCCCGTTATAAGGTTGGCATTAATCTGAGAACAGGAGATTTCGTGGCCATGGATGTGCATGAATGGCATTGTAATACGGAGCTCACTGAATC